GGCTAAATCAACATCAAAAGCTGGTGTTGCTAAAGCATTAGTAGATAGTATTAATAGTTTAGGTGAATATACAAGTTTTTCTCAATTATACAATTTAAGAAGTGCGATAGGTGATGCAGCCAGAGTTACTGGAACAAAAAATGGCGGTAGATTTTTACAAAAAGCACAACAAATTATAGACAGTAAATTAACCAGTAAAAATTTTAAAGCTGAATTAGCTGATTTTAGTCAAAGAACAGGGAAACCTATAACTGGAGATTTAAGAACACGACTAGATGATGCGGCAAACAGTCTTGATAAATCAAGGGCTTTCTTTGCTAAAGGAACAGATTTGTTTGACACATTTGCAGATCATATAAATGTTAAATCATTAAATAAATTAATTATGGCTGGTAAAGACCCCAACGAAGATTTTGCTAAAAAACTAATAAGAGACGGAAATCCAAAACCATTACAAAGTGCTTTAAATGCAATCAAAGGAATGACACAACGATCCGCTGATGATGTGTCTCAAGAAGCTGGATTAGGTATAAAAAGAGCTGAAAGATTAAGAGGTAGGTTAGCTAATAGTTGGATAAGAGAAGCAATGGATGATGCCACTGGTAAAGTTGTTGGTGGACTTCCAGATGATTTAGCTTTCTCTGGTGTTAAGTTTTCACAAGCTATAGATAATTTAGGAGCGACTGCCGATACTTTATTTGGAAGTCAAGCAGGTGCAGTAAAGGCATTAGCTAAACAATTAAGAATGACATCTAACTCAAAAATGACTCCTGAAGCAGTAAAAAGAGCAATGGATGAGGGTGCGCCTAAAGATTTAGTAGATGCTTTACGAGAAGTAAATATAGCTCAAAGACAATTAACACAATTTGAAAACAACTCTGCTTTAAAAGCATTGAACAATGAGAGTATAACACCACTAATAGCATCAGAAACATTAGCGAAACCTAGTGCTAAAGCTGAATCTGTTGAAGCTGTTATGAAATTTTTTAAAGATAGAGCTGATAGAGCTGTAGGAAAAGACCCAGCATTATTAACAAAAGCTCAAGAAGACTTGGCTAAAATGCAAAACTTTTACATGAACAATGTATTAAGAGATTTTGGTGGTGATGCTTTTATTGATGGGTCTTCTATGAAGGCTTTTGCTAAAAGTTTTAATGAAGGTGGAGCAAACGGTAAGTTTCGTTCTGTATTTGGAGAAGAAACTGGTCTGCAATTAGAACAGTTTGGTAGAGCATTAAATACTTTAACTAAACAAGCTCAAGGTGGTGATCTTATAGCTGCTAACATTGCATCTGCACCTTTTCAGAATATAGGCAAATTAGCTAACTTTAGCATTGTAGGTAAGTTTCTTTTAAACAAACCTTATTTTAATAGATTTATGAAAGATTATAAGAGACAGGCTGCTGGTCAAAAAGATCTTAGTAAAGCTAGATTATTTTTAAGTATGTTTACTGAAGCAATGGCTCAATTTGGCGCACAAGCACCTGGTCAATTGATGCAAGAAGCTGTAAATGAAGCTGGAAAACAATTTTCGGCTGTTGCGAATAATGCTGGATTAACTTCAGAACTACAAAATTTACGATCAAATATAGAAAGAGGCGTTGACCAAACCCGAACAAATGTTCGGAATCAAACACCAGCAGCAGGAATGAACATACAACCTGCATCGACTAATACAGGAATTGGAGCTATAGATGTTACCGATCCAAACACAGCTTTGGCTCTAGGACTAAACCCATCAATGCAAGCAATAGCAAGTAGGAATAGAACAGCATGAACATAGACGAGTTAAGAGAAGAATTAAAAGAAGATGAAGGTTGTAAGTATGAAATATACTTAGATCATTTAGGTTTGCCTACGCATGGGATAGGACACCTTATTACCGAATGGGATGAAGAGTATAACAAAGAAGTAGGCACACCAGTATCAGAAGATCGAGTAAACGAATGTTTTGCTAAAGATGTAGAAGTAACAATAGATGAATGTAAAAAACTGTTTGACACTTTTGATGATCTTCCAGAAGAAGTACAAAAAATCTGTGCGAACATGATGTTCAATATGGGTCGTCCTCGTTTATCCAAATTTAAAAAATTTTGTGCAGCCATAGCTGATGAGGATTGGTTTGAGTGTGCAACTCAAATGGAAGATTCGAGATGGCATAAACAAGTAACAAATCGTGCCAATCGTTTAATAAAAAGAATGGAAGCTGTAGGTGTTAAAGAACAAGTAGCTTAATTATTAAGTGTTCCTAAACCTAAACGAGTAACATTATCGTCTTCTTTAAATCTATTTGAATAATCTTTATCGACCCATATGCTAATTTGTTGACGGATATTACGTCTTTCATCATCACAAATACGTTTTAATTTGTGATAAGTGTCAGTATCTATACCAATTGACTTGAATTTTTTTGGATCTGCCATTACAATAACTCCCATGTATTACAATAATAAACGAATTATAACCCGAAAAGTTGGGAAACCCAACAAGTTTTTCGCAAAAAAAACTGTGGCTATGGGTTTAAAGTTTGATTCTAGGTGGGAAGCAGAACGATGGGGTCAATTAAAAGCTATGGAAAGAGCTGGTGTAGTTGACCAATTAGATAGACAAGTTAAGTATGAATTAAAAGTAAACGACAAGAAAATATGTGATTACATTGCTGACTATACATATTTATTAATAGAAGAAGATGGATCGTCCAGATTCATCGTAGAAGATGCTAAAGGTGTTCTTACGCCTGAGTTTAAGTTAAAGAAAAAACTTATGCTCGCCATACACAATATAGATATTTTGTTAAGTTTTAAAAAAAAATGATAGATCAGGTATTGACTTTATTGTAACTAGTGCTATATATGAAGTTCTAGCTTACTAAAAGGAGGTCAATTATGACAAAAGAGCGAGAAGTCGCATTTCAAGGTTACTTTGAAATGGACACCAAGAATTTATTCCAACACAGGAATGAACTTAAAGAAAGATATGATGCAGCTAAGAAAGAATTGGCTTTAATCAATGAAGTCTTAGACGCTAAACATTATAATGATGCTCGTAATGAACTTGCGAGACAGAATAAAAACTTTGGTACAGTTACAATCCATACTCCTAACAGTAATTTACAAATGAAAATTAATGTTAAGAAGAAAGTTTCTTGGGATCAAGTTGGTCTTATGACTACACTTGATACTCAAATGAATGCAGATGATGCAAGACATTATGGTAAAGTAAGTGTAACTGTTGAGGAGCGTAAGTATTCTAATGCTCCACCAGCTATAAAAGCTCTTCTTGAGCCACATAGAACTGTCGAGATAGCATCAACAACCTATGAACTTGAGGAGGTAGAATAATGGCATTGAATATAATTACAGCCGAACAACGTATGGCTGAGAAAAAAGGTCATAAGATTGTTGTGTGTGGTCAGAGTGGAGTGGGTAAAACCACTCTTGCTCGGACTTTAGATGCAGATACTACATTGTTCATGGACTTAGAGGCAGGTGACGCAGCCATCGAAGGATGGCCCATAGACGTTATCCGTCCTAAGACATGGGCTGAATGTCGTGATTTTGCATGTTTTTTAGGTGGAGGTAATCCATCATTAACTGACGATCAATCCTATAGCCAAGTGCATTATGATTATGTAGTGCAACAATATGGCGATCCCTCTGAAATGATGAAGAAATATGATACTATATTTATCGACAGTATTACTGTTGCTGGTAGATTATGTTTTCAGCATTGCATGGGTCAACCCGAAAATAGAACTAGAAACGGTACAATAGATACTCGTGCTGTTTATGGTATGCAAGGTCGTGAGATGATGTCATGGCTAACGCATTTACAACATATTCGTGAAAAGAATGTAATTTTTGTTGGCATTCTTGACGAAAAAGTTGATGATTATGGTCGCAAACTATTTGAATTACAGATAGAGGGCGCAAAGACAGGTCGTGAACTACCAGGTATTGTGGATGAAGTTATCACAATGGCAGTTATGACAGGTGACGAAACAACAGGCACATATCGTGCTTTTGTATGTCAGACGTTAAATGAGTGGGGGTATCCAGCAAAAGATAGATCGGGCAAACTCGATGTATTGGAAGAGCCACACTTAGGTAAACTTCTGACTAAAATGAGTGGCGGACAAAAGCAAGCAGATAAAGAGCTTACATTTGTTGATCCAGCCAAACAACCAACGTCTAGCAACGAAGGAGTAACAAATAATGCTTGACTTAAATAATATAACCCCTGATGAGGGTAACGACTTTTCTCTTATTCCACATGGAACTATTGCTCGTGCAATACTTTATATTAAGCCACAGTTGGATGGTGTAAGGATTCCTGATTTAGCACAAGATGCTATATTTAGGCAATCAGCACATTCTTCAGCTAAGTGGATTGAATGTGAATTTACCATCGTAGGTGGTGAGTTTGATAAACGTAAAGTTTGGCATAACATATTCTTTGATGGCGATAAGAAAAATCAAAACGGTGTTTCCGTATCAAAGGAAATTGGTCTAAGAACTCTTAGAGGTATTGTTGATAGTGCCAAAGGGTTAAGTCCAAATGATGTGTCATCCGAAGCTAATGCACTTAGACAAATACCAAGCCTTGAGGCAATCAATGGCATGGAGATTTGCATGAAGATTGCAGTTGAGAAAGGCACTAATGGTTATGATGACAAGAATAAAATGCTTGCACCCATGACCATTAATCAAGATGGGTATATTGGTGGTGGTAATGCACCAGCACCTGCTCAACCTACTGTGCAGGCTCAACCACAAGTGCAACAGCCTCAAAATGGTGTAACTCCATCTTGG